AGTTCAAGTAAAGAGACTTGAATTAGGCTAGTGATCCTTGAGCCTGTGACTTTTGGAGTTACCATTATTTCCTCCGTAGTGGCCGACGGGTTAATGCGTTCATTATTTGATCATGGACCTGTATAGAAATTTCGGCGTCCATTCTTTCGAGCGTTTTACTATTGACGGGAAGCTGTCCAAATACACCGGAGTATCTTTGCCCGTTATAACTTGAGAGCCCTTGATTATGCCACCTAAATATTTGCCTGTATGTCGGGGGGTTTTTACTCCGCCCGTATTGAACGCCTCGGCGTTTGGTCAGATACCGGCGTTTCCCTGAGTGCCTTAACCCTGAGGGAAATACTAGGAGGCGCATAGGTTGAGCAATAAACGAAAACCCTTTTTTCCGAGTTTCCCCAGTTGACACAAGCCAATTGGTGCCGGTCTTTTTCTTTTTCGTGGGGGCGTCGTCTTGCTTGGTGCCTCGGCCAGTAGTTAGCAACCTTTTATAGGCGGGAATAATGGCATGGCGGGCCTCGTTGGTGAAAAACCTTTGGAGGTTTATCTTTATTTTAGCCAATTGACACCCATTTGCAGGAACGTCCTGACATTAATCTTGGCCAACTTCGCGAGCTTTGGCCGTATCTCTGCCATGATAGCAGGCTTGTCGAGTCCATGCTTCCGGACCGCTTGCAGGATTATAGTCTTATAAGCTCCCTGCATTGTGGCCGTACTCTTGGCCTCAACTTTTAATAGGTCATTAATTTCCATTATTCAATGATTGGCTCGGCATTAATAATTTCGTCCTCGGTCTGACCCTCACCCCTTGGGCTTATGCCTAGGAGGTCGTTGTTGACTTTGAGATTGTTCTCAATGTACTCAGTGGCTTCCTTCTCTGACATCTCGGGATTTTGGCGCATGACATAGAGAAGGGGCGAGCTTGTCCCGTCGTCCCATTTCTTTTGCTCGAGCTCGTATTCTGTTTTCTCATCAGTGACTAGATTAGGCTCTTGGTATTCAATGAAAAGCTTTTCGGCTATCTCTGCCTTGATTTGGGCCTTATCATTTCCCTTGCGGTGATAATTATTAACCGCTATCATGGTCTTGATGAGCTTCATATCTAGGGGCGTGACAACGTTAATATCATGCTCCCAGTCTCGTAGTTGGGGCTCGTTCTGAACCTTGAGGGCGATAGCTGAAAGGGCCTGCTTGAAATCCGGCTTTAATACATTGCCGACGTTGTGAGTATTGGCAACAACTGACCAAAGGCCTTCGATCAGCTTGAGGACGTCCTCGTTGTATAGGTCGGCTGAGAGTATTTTACCGTCCATTTTATCCTTGCCGAGTTGATCGTCCGGTGAAATTGGGTGTCTGAGGCCGGTCTTTAGTTGCTGTCTTTCGCCCACTGTACCGGTTGGGTTGAAGTTCAAGAGCAATATTCGAATAGTTTCTTGTATAGTGTCGTCGTTTGCAACGGTGAGCAAAATATTAATTGCCCTTACGAGTTCAACAAGCGAGTCCATGGCGTTACCCCAAAACCCGCGCCCGCGTTCTGAATACCGGTAAACCACGAAAGGCCAATATGGGGGGCCTTCAAGGTCTTTATTGTCTCCGATTGGCTCGCGCTTCTCGGCGGAGCTCTCAGGGATTTCCCCGCTTTCAGTGAGTTTAATTTTGTAGTGGAGAGTCTTGGCGGTCCCGTCGTCGTTATACTTAACGAGTTCCCAGTAAATACGGTATTGTGTCTCCCCGTCTCCGTCCTGAATATACGAAAACTTCCGCATTTCTTGGTCATATCCCTCAAAGGTCTCAATGAGACAATTGCCCGCATGCCAAGAGTTTTCAATATAGACTTTGTCCAGTGGTTTAAAATATCGCACGTAGGCTATAATCGTATTGTGAAAGCGTGAGCGTTCTAGAGTCTCAGGCATTACCCTATTGAGTTGGGTCTCATCAGAGAGGGCGTTAAAAGAATCCGTGTCAGCTTGATCGGTGCCTTCCTCAAACTTGAAAAGAGGGGGCGAATCATAGACATTGCAAACCTTTTTGAAAAATGATGGGAGCAGTTCGTCAAGTACAATAGGCCTCATTCTAGAAATGTCGCCATTGTCAACGTATGCCTTGAGGTCAGACCTGAGAATGTTCTCGGTGTTGGCCATGTCTCGAGTGAAATAAACTTCTCTGAGGTTAGCCTTCTCTGCGAGCTCGGCCTGTGAAGGCGGTTTTAATATGGATTGTGTCGAGATTCCGCTCAAGCTTCCGGTGTTTTTCATTGGGCAACCCCTAATTCTTTAAATTCCGAAGCGAATAAATACCACGCCAAATAGTCAAACGCATCAGACGCATGAGTTTGGTCAGGATCGGTTTTATCTTTTCCGCCTTTATTATCGCTTTCATTGCGCTCCAAATCTAATGCGAGCAACTTCAACTTGCTATTCAAAAAGCACCGGTTATGCTCAAAGAGGGAATTGCAAAGGTTTACCCTGTTATTTATGTTCGGATTTTGGTTTGGAATTTTTAACTGGACCGTCCAACCGTGGGCGACAAGAGTATTTTTTATAATCAGATAGTCGGTTGTCCAGTCTCGCCAACTCTCATAGTTACTTGAATAATCACCGGTGACGATAACGTGCTTCTCAATTTGATCCTCGAACTTGCGGACAAAGGCCAAGGCTCCGGCGTGGGTCTTTGCATTGCGTAGCTGTACGACGTCGTCAACCATTTTCAATCGTTTTTTTGATCCTAGATAGTCAACTTGTCCAACGAGCCAAACCATAGGGGCCTTATTAAAATCACAGGTTAAATATAGGGGCTCATTTAAAAGCCGTCGGGCCACTTGGTTATTGATCTTGTCCGGAGTCCATGCGTAATAGAGTTGGCCACCATAAGAAACGTAGGCCCCTCTATACTCTTGGTCAAAAGTTCGCTCGTCGAGTATTCTCTTGGCCGAAGCAATCATATCGTCGGGGAGTATGTCCTCGCTGAACCAATGAAAATAGCCCCATTCTGGGTCGCCATTAGTTACCGCGCTACCAAGTTTCGGGCGGGTGACTGGGATATTATTACCCGTTGCGAGCAGGGCCTTGTCGTAATAGTGATTTCTGCCCTCAGGTACACCAATCAACCAACACCAACCGCGACGGTCAGCGAGAGCAGGGTAAACATTCTCGTCGAAAGCTCCCTTTTTCATATTGCCGTATTCGTCTAAAATACCGCCATTCCAAGGCATCCCCTCAATTCTCTGTGGAGCATCCATTCCGACAATGGTAATTTCGCTCTCAATGTCTCCATTGACCAAGTAAACCGTGAGCTCGGTCTCGCTTGGGTCTTTACGCCACCAAGGTTTTGAGAGTGCTTTGATGTCCTCCCAGTATATTTTTTTGGCTTGGGGTCTTGTAGGGGCTCCACAAAAATAATAGTTGACAGCGTATTCGGTCTCGCTTGTCACCGCCTGCATTGTTACATAACGCTTTGCGAGCTCAGTCTTGCCGGACCGCCTGCCCGAGGGGACAACCTTGAGCCTCTTCGGTGAGTTCCAAAGGGCTTCTTGGGTTGGGTGATACCTTAAATCATACCAACGGGCAAAAGGGTCTTTACTTCTTGCCACCGGTTACGGTCCTATTCATAAATGCGAGCGTTTCCTCGCGTGATATTATAGGCTTAATCTCTAAGCTTTGGGCGTCCTTCTGACCAAGGAGGTTCTTGCCTAGCCAAATCTGCATAGTGACATTAGGCTTTTCCCCTTCGATGATAATAGGGTTCTCTCCGTTCTCGTCACGCTTGACATAGGGCTCTACTCCAATAGCAGAATTAAACTGAGCCCGCCTTAGTGAAACCCTGCCCGCTCCGTGTTTGCTTTTTATATAGTCCGCAAAAGTTTGTTTGTATTTAGTCTTGCACCGTCTCAAATAAGTGTCCTCTGATATTCCGGTGACGGTTGCAATTTCTTCCGAAGTACACATGATACTCGCCATATTCTCGACAAGCTCCCAATCTATAATGATCTTGGGTCGGCCTGTTCTCGGGGTCTTTGTTTTCTTTCTTGGTGCTTTCTTGGGGGGGGTGATCTTTTTGGTCATGGTGCTAGGTCCTTGCTCTTTTATTCGCGTGGAGCGAATCCTTTTACTTGGTTTACCCTTTGCTCGGTTCTCTGAGCCTTTTCAAGCAATGTCCTAGGTCCTGTTTAGTCCGGTGTAACCCAGTCACGTACTGGGGTTAGTTGTTCTTTTGTCACGAAAGCTTTGCGGGGGTCCTTTTCGTACTTCGTGCAGACCGCGCAACGTTTGTCGTTTGTTATGTAAATTATTTCAACGGCTTTTCCGAACATTCTTTCGTTTGTCGAGTCGTTTACCACGTACAATTTTCGTCCCATGTTTTGCCCCTGCCACGGTGAGAGTTACTTCGCCGTTCTGCTTGACTCGTTTCACTTGGTATAATACTCCGCCAAGCCAAAACGCCTGTCCTCGTTTTAAAATTGAAGTCTTTACAAAGTCCATGAGGTTGTCAACAGCCTCAAGGTCGTTTTCGGTTGTTTGCTTCCTTGGGGTTTTACGCCGTAGGTAGCGAATATATAGATTGATGAAAAATAATTTTATGCGGTTCATGTGGTTACGCCTTTCATATAGCGGTCAACTTCTTTCATTGCCATATCCAACCCGACGGCAAATTTAGCAGACCAACCGCGCCTTTCCAAATCTTTTAAATATTCCGCCTGTTCAATGAAATGAGGGTTTAATACCATTTCACCATCTTTTTTAAAGAGTTTCACGCCTTCAGCCTTCAATTCTAAGGCCAAACCGTTGTAAACCATTAATTCTAACGTTGAGGGGTTGGGAATTATAGATGCGTCGTAGATCATAAAGTCAGGGTGTCCGCGTTTCTTCCTGAGCTTTGCGAATAGCTTCGCCTGTGCTATCGTTAGCTTGACACCTGAGCCCGTATCACTATGGAACAATGCCCTTGGATAGGCTAGGCGGACGAACTTGCATAACTCAACGTGTATTTTTGTCTCGCGTTGGTTCATTACTTACCCCACAATATTTCTTTCATTGCGCCCTCGTTTTCGGTCAAAACTTGATGGAGCCCGTTAGCATACATTTCGATTTGACTTTCATCATGGACCCCGCCGGCGTGGTTTACTATGCCGTGGAGTATTTCATGGATCAGCGTAATTTTTCGCTTATCAATTGACAGGGCTTTTTCGTATGATATTGTTTCGCCTTCGAACTTAATAACACCATTAAGGAGGACAGCCCCGTCCCTGAGGTCGTCGGCTTCGACTATATTGAATTGAACAGCACCAATTTTTACTTTCACTGATTACCGCCCTCTCTCCTGCATTTTCTACACTTCCCGTATTCTCGTGGGCCCTCAATGAATGTTAGACGGCCTTTCCAGTCTCCGCAACATTTACACTTTTTTAAAGGTTTGCCGGCGGGTGACTGGACCCGTTGAAATGATGATCTTGTCATGGTTCTCATTATTTCCCTTCCTCACAGATAGCCCGAATATCCTGAGCAATACTAAGCAAATCATCAGCAAAAAAATCACCATCTGCATCAATGGCGTATTCCTCTAATCTATCAGCATCTGCTAATAATTCTTTCCCCTTAGGCTCAGTAGGGCGTGAGGCAAGAAGAATATCGTAATCCTCTTTTGATACAAACCCAACTACATTTTTTAAAGCAGGATGTAATTCAGACTCTCTCTTGGTTATCTCATTTCCCTTATAAACTCTAACTTCTTTAGCTTTTAACTCGTTACTCATCTTATAAATTCCTTTCTGGTGCAAATTCTCCGAACAACTCAAAGGACTTTGCTTTACGCGCCTCAAATGCTTCTTCGGGAGTATCGTATACACCAATATGTATTTGTCTATAATTGTATTTGATTCTTGCAGCATAGCGGTCTCTACTTCTTACCACGCCTGTATATCCAGTAGTGTTGTTCTTGGCAAGTGTGCTATTCCTGCTGTTCTGCTTTACTGTCGCAATCCTGAGATTGCCAATACCATCATACGATGAGTCCCTATTCACATGGTCTAATATCCCATATGGGAACTCTCCATAGACATAGAGCCATGCAAGGCGATAGGCAAAATAATTAACTCCATCAACAGAAATACGCCTCCTGTTATTAAGGGTTAAAAAACCTGCGATGTCACCCGCCCGCACGTTGCTACGATTAACCCTCCATGTGAAGATTCCAGTGTCAGGTTCATAATGTAGTAATTCTTTTAATCGTTGTTGTGTAATCATGTTGTTGCCTCAATAAAATCAGGGAGGGACACAGGATACGTCCTGCTCGGCATTGCTACTACGAGACTCCCTGAATATTGATTTGGGGTTTCGTATTTTCTGTCGCTTGAAGATAACATTTACTTGCTATCCTCACAAGGTTCAAGTTCCACTAATGCGACTTTGATAGGCGAGTTACAGCCAACATGAGGTTCATCCATAGTTATAGTAAACCCTTCAACTGTTGCCGTATAAGCATCCCCCACCCTGCGGTTAAGAGTCTCAAGTTCCTGCGCTTGGGTCGTAAAGTCTGTTGATAATTGTTTCCATCCAGATACAGCCTCTTCCATTTCGCAGAATCCAACAGTCACCCCGTCAAATCCTGCATCTTCATCAAATAAAAGGGCTATATCGTTAAGTTCTCCTGCTTGGGTCTTTGCGAGTGCTTCGAGCCATAAAGTATAGGCATACTCTGGGATACTGTCCGTTTTGAGATTGAAAGCCTTGTGTGCTAAACAATACGATTCCTCAAACTGCTTCCGTAAGCTCATACTTCCTCCTCAAAATAGAATGTCAATTCAGTCTTTTGCTGTCCAATAATCCCAAACCTCTCAAGGATTCTGAACTTTGAGCTATCTCTACGCATCCTGCTAACATCTTGGATTAGCCTTGTCCTGAATTTCTCAACAGTATAGGTGCTTTTTGTGGCATTACATGAGCGACAAGATGGGTTATAATTGTCCATATCATCATAGCCTCCAAGTGCTTGAGCCTTTATATGGTCAACCTGCATATCTTCATATTCAAGATGGATTCCACAATAGGCACAATGGCTCTTGTATTTTGCGAGTATTTTATTCCTAAGATTCTTTTTCATACTTCCTCCTTGATTATATCATTGAGTCTTTCGGGGGTCATGGGGTGTCGACCAACTTCTTAAAGTTATCACTTGACATAAAATGAATGGCCAAGAATCCAAGCCTTATACCCTTGACTGTATCGAGCCATTCGATACCAAAGCCACAATAGGTAGAATCAGCTTCAATTATTATAATCACCCTACTCACCCCCCTCATTCAATAGCGTATAGATTTGTATTGTTAGACCGAACAATTGTGCGGTATTCATGCAACCCACTCCCTCGTTCCGTTTTCGATATTATCAACTGCATTTAAAATGATAACACCCGCCGAGCACATATCTAGACCGCGAACCTCGGCCAGTTTTTCAACCGCTTTCTCTTTGTAGTATGCGACACCTATTGATATTGCTAGGCTTCTCAGGTGAGGGAGGTCATACATTTCCTCAAACTTTTCCTCACTCATTGTATGTATTCCGCCGGTATGGTGTACGCCATAGCACAGGGGGACGAGGTTAAATTCATCCTTGCCCCCCGCTCCGACTGTCTTGCAATGGTGTCCGACTGTACGGCCAAAGCATTTCCCTGAAGCTTTACACGTACAACCTAGGCTTTCAACATAGGCCCTATATTCTAGATTGGGAACTAATCTAGTTGGTTTAGGAGGGGCGGGCATCAATAGACCTCTAAATGGTTGCGCTCATTAACTAGATAGATCGTAAGACCTGAAAATTTTAAGTCGTGTATTTCGCTGACAATTACCGTATTAAATGCCCTAGAAATATAGTGCCTGAGCTCTTGCATTTCGTCGGTACCTAGATACAAACGGCCCTTGAAATTTCGAGAAACAATGGCTTCGATCTTTTTCGCTTCGATGCGTATTTCTATGTCGTTCATACTTCTGCCCTCATATCTGCATCATTAAAATAGAAAATGCTCAATTGTTTATTACAACGCTTGCACCAATACCTAGCGTAAACGTGAGTCACAACGGGGGCGGTGAAAGATGGAAGCCAAACGTCATATCCTGTTTTTTCGTGAAATCCGATTTTACAGAGTAGCCAATTAATAAGTGAGGTCACACGTTCACCTTTGCCCACTCCATAAATATTTCGTCGAGCTCCGAGATAGGTTCGCCTCTATGTATCGCGTCTTGCGTTTCAATTTCTAGCTTAAGGGGCTCGGTACACTGGGAGCATACGAATAGATGTTTGTCAGAATTGAGCTCGAAGGTTTCGCCCTCAGTCGGTGTATATAGGTCCCCACATATTGAGCAGTTCAAAGGATCGCACGAACTGGCTTCGCTTGGGGGGTCTAGGCGACGGTCCGCGTCTAAGGCTATGGCTGTGAATACGCTCATTTTCTCACCCCTGAAGTTGATCGCGTTGACCTTGGAGCATTTACAATGTGTCTGAGTTTTCCCTCAAGGTGTCCCTCAAGCATTTTGATTTCATAAAATAAACTTCCGTGGAGCTCTAGACTTTCACCGGTGTACTCGGCAAGGTCTCCCATGAAATACAACGTCTGCTCGTCGTCTTGAGCGTCACACTCGTTTTCTTGTCTCAGGCAATCAACCTCGTAACGTTCCATATCTCCCATTTTCTTATCCTTCCCCGTTTAATAAGTAGGCACCAACACCAACAGAAACGAAATTCGAAACCGTTGTAAAAGTAAAGTCGTCCAACTTGACCCGTAATTGATCGCCAAACATTGAATCCTTGACTATTCCGTAAACCTTACCGAAGGCCTCGCCGTAGTATGCGCCATAATTCAACCTTACGCGCTGTCCAACTTTTGCCATTGATATTCTAGAGTTATTCGAGTCCATTTTTCCCGTCCTTTGTTTTGTTTCTCTCTCGTCCATGGCTTAAGATAGTTAAGAAACCTTAACAAGCAAACGTTTATTATAGAATAGTCTTGAAAAATAAAACGGTCAGATTATCAACTGATATTTTTTCCTCAGAGTGTATGCCTATGATAAGATCACCCCTCAGGCTTTCGAGGTCGGTAACTGAGCAAGGTTCTCCTTTTTCTAATACTATCCCATTGCCAAAGCCGGAAACTGGGTTGCCGTCCAAGTCTCGGCCTGAATATGCGTAACTAACAAATAAATTTATCATCTTTTCCCCATATCTTTAGGATTAACAAACCATAACTCACCGCGCCATAATTCCATAGGGTGATATGTATTGGCAAAAGGGGCGGGCTCATGTGAATATTTTATGTATTTCTCGAGGGCTTCCACGAATTTATTTCTGAAAGCGTACTTGACAAAGTCGTCAAACTCGCCAACGGCTTTCATGTGATCAATGCGCTCAACCTCGAACAGGTTTTCGACGGTCAGCCTTTGCGGTGTTATGTCTCTATACTGGACCACTGTATTTAGTACCGTGTTGACTGGTATTGGCATCATGGCAACCCGTGAAAGCTTGACCGCCTTGTCAACTGAGTCAAATATTTCTAGGGTCATCCAGTACAAAGCTGAGAGCATGGCGCATAATATTAGGCCGGTCATTTTTTTTGCTCCTTGCTGTAAACTATTAGCTCGACAAGCTCACCATTAAAAAGCCCTTGCATATCTTTTCGGGCGGTTTCTAATACGTTGGAGACTGCCACTAATTGCGGGTTGTGGTTTATCGAAATAGGGCTCTGAAAATAAGACTCCCCGTCCAATTTTTCCGGCAACGAGAGGGCGGAGTCAATTAGTCGCTTATATGCTGAAAGCCTCATAAGCCCAAACCTCCCTGCTCTCCAACCCTTAACCGTAAGCACCAATAACCTTCGCGCCCGCCTCTTGGTGAGCGTGTAGTCAAATCAAGCTTCTCGAGGACCCCGTTGTTTTTTGCGAGGTCAGATATTGCCCGACGTACTGAGGTCAATAAAATCCCATTTGGAGGCGTTAATTGATAGGCCTTATTATATGCACGGAGGACCGCGCTTGGTGTCATGTTGTGGGTTGGGTTGCGTTGAAAAAATGCTTTGATCCAATCCGTTTGTTTCGTTGCGCGTTTGTCGGCTTGCTTCAGGCCGTCACCCCTGAGGTTGTTCGTGTTGTGGTAATTGAGCTCGCTCATTTTCCTGTCTCCTGTTGTTGGTGTTGTGGGCATAAACCGCCGTGCTTCATATAATCTTCAAAGCTCTCCTTGTAAGGCGTCCCACATTCCCCGCAAGTATATTTCTGCAATAACGTTGGACGCTCCGCCGTAACTGGTTTATTCTTTTGTCTGATCTTTAACCAATTTAGAGCGGTCAAATAACCCGACTTGTAATTTTTCAATTTACTAGAATTTTCCATGGCGTCTAAAACGTCAATTATGTCAGCTTCGACATAACCGGCATTTTTAAGCTTCTGAAGCTCATCAAGCGAGATAGTTAAATGTTGGACCCGCCTGTATAGGTTTTTATCATTCTTTAAGTTCTTGGCCTTCTTAACCTTGTTGTTTGTGTCGGCGTGAGATTCGTCTGAAATCTTTGTGAGATTCTTCTGAGATTCTTCTGAAGGTTGTTGAGCTTGGTAAGTGTCATAATTTAATACACTTAAGACTGTCGTAACCCGAGCGTTATGAGTGCTAATCATTTCGTCGTTTTCTAATAAAGTTATGAAATGCCGTGTTGCTGAGATTGACCAACCCCAACGGTGAGCCCACGTTTTTTTAGAGTTGGACGACTGGCCCCGCTTGGTCGTTATCAACTTCCCATCAAACAAGCCCTTCCTCTCAGAGTGGTTACACTCTAGGAGTATGTCAATCCATGCCTGCCCTCTAGAAAATGGCTTCGAGTCCCAAAGCCAATGTTTCTCAATTTTTCGGTGTAGGGTTATCCAACCGTTGTTCATTCTCAGCCTCTTTGGATTTCTTAATCATTTCGGAAACTTGGTAAATAATCGAAACTCCAGTTTGGTCCCTGCGTTTCACAAGTTCAGAATGATCGTTGTCAGATATTCGAATACTTTTCATATTTCTCCTTACCTTCTCTGATAACATACTACACAATACTACACAATCAAAGTGGAATTATTATTAACTTAAACTCACACAGTAAGTCACATTGGATTTAAAAGGGTTGGTTTGGTCGCCAACCCTTTTTGTATATAAAAAAAGCCCCCATTCCTGAGGGCTCCGGTTAGGGCGAGGTGTGCAAGCCTCACGCGTTTAGTTAATTAGTGACATAGTCAAGGCAAATAAAACCATTAGAACGATAACAATAGGCTCTAGGTGTGCCTGAATATAGCGTTTAAACTTTGACGGGTTTTGTCTTAGTCCATAATTTTTCATCAGAAAGGCAAAGGCTCGTCGTCGTCAGGCAAAGGACTCACGTTTGACGGTGCCGGCTTCGTCACTGGGTCCTTTACAGGCTGATCCTTTACAAAGGCATCATGTAGGCGTTTCATCTCGGCCACGGCCTCTTTTAAGTCGTTTTCTGAGAGTACCCGAGTCCATAGAGCCTTATATTTATTCCACATTGCGATTAAATGGAACCCATTGCGGGCGGTTTGCAACTTCCTCAGGATAAGCTCGAGGTCGTTATTGGTAACGTTCATCAAAAATTGAAATTTATCTTCAATTCCGGCTTTGTCTTTGGGGGTCCATTCAACACCGCCCCCCATACCCTCACAGGCGATTTTCAAACATATAGACTTTTCAATCCTGAGGTTTGTTAAATCCTCTTTGAGGTCCCAGTCAGTCGCCGGTGCCTGAGTTGGAGGCATTAGGTCGGCCCGTGCTTTCTCTTTGTTCTCTTCAGTGGGCTTGATTGGGGCCTCGCCCTTTATGATCGTAAAAGGATAGCGGTTGTTTCCGTCGTTCTCCTTAAAGACTGTGAAAATGTCCCCAGTGTTACCGGCGCATAAAGCCTTGGCCAGTTTGGAGCCTTGCTTCTGAGAGATGACCCTCTCGACGCCTTCGATTTCAACTGTAAAATTCTCTTTCATTCCATAGGTTTCATGGTTGAAAGTGTTTGGTGCATCATAAAGCAGTTTGATATTGTAACGAATATCATTCTGCAAACTAAAAAATTCCGCGCTCATGTCCTTTTTTCTCC